TTTACAAAATAGCGCAGTTGTTGATACAGGAGATGGTCCAGATACTGTCACTAATTATGTTCTTCGTCGTCGCGGCAAACGTCATGATTATTTTACTAGTTCTCTTCCATGGCCTCAAAAAGGCGGTGCTGTAAGTTTACCTTTAGGTTCTTCAGCCCCTATACTTACTGATGGAACGACTCCTACCTTTAGTAGTGTTTCGTTTACAAATATGGCATTGTATAAAGATGCTGGTACGTTCCCTAAATTATTTTTACAACAAGGTATAACAGATTCTTCTGGTACTGTTCAATTTGGCAACAATACTGGTTTATATGCAGATTTAACTACTGCTACTGCAGCAACTATTAATCAATTACGTCAATCGTTTCAAATTCAGAAATTACTTGAAAGGGATGCTCGTGGTGGTACTCGCTATACTGAGATTATTAGAGCTCATTTTGGTGTCATCTCTCCAGATGCTCGCTTGCAGCGCCCTGAGTATCTTGGTGGCGGTTCCACTCCTATTAATATCAATCCTATTGCCCAAACGTCTGCGACGAATATTAGTGGTGGATCTACAGTTTTGGGTAATCTCGCCGCTATGGGCACAGCTTTGGCGAATAAACATGGATTTACGCAAAGCTTTACAGAGCATGGCGTTATATTAGGCCTTGTTTCTGTTCGTGCTGACCTCACTTATCAGCAAGGTCTTGATCGTATGTGGTCAAGATCTACTCGCTATGATTTTTATTTTCCAGCATTTGCAACTCTTGGTGAGCAAGCTGTTTTGAATAAGGAGATTTATGTTACTGGTGATGCTGCTGACAATAATGTATTTGGATATCAGGAACGGTGGGCTGAATACCGTTATAAGCCAAGCAAGATCACTGGATTGTTTAAATCAACCAGTGCCGGAACTATTGATGGATGGCATTTAGCTCAGAAGTTTACTTCTTTGCCAACTCTTAACAATACGTTTATTGAAGACAATCCCCCAGTTTCACGTGTAGTGGCTGTGGGTTCTGCTGCCAATGGTCAGCAGTTCCTATTTGATTCTTTCTTTGATATTAAGAAAGCTCGTCCAATGCCAATGTACAGTGTTCCTGGTTTGATTGATCATTTCTAATATGGGTTTATTTTCTGGTATTGCATCCGCAGTTGTAGGAGGTTTATCCTCCTTGGCTGGCGGTTTGTTAACTAATAAAGCATCAGCTGATCAAGCTCAAAATGCTATGAATTTTTCTGCTCAACAGACACGTGAGCAAATGGATTTTCAGGAGCGTATGAGAGAGACGCAGTATCAAACTGCGGTTAAGGATTTAGCTGCCGCTGGTCTCAATCCCATGCTAGCCTATACACAAGGCGGCGCAGGCACACCGTCTGGCGGAGCTGCTGTTGGTCAACAAGCTACGTTGCGTAATCCTGCGGAAGGGTTAGCAAGCAGCGCTTATCAGCTAGGTATGGTGCGTGCAGAACAGGATAAGAAAGAAGCTGAAACTGTTGAGTCTATTAGTAGAACTGGTGTTAACGATGAGCAGCGTAAGTTAATTAATGCTCAGACGATATTGGCTATTTTAGAAGCTCCAAATGTTAGTCAACGCACTAAGAATTTGGCAGCTGAAGAATTACTTACTAATGCAAGGACAACCGCTACTACTGCTCAGGAAACAGCTACGCGTTTAGATACTATGATTAGAACGTTTGGCGATTTACCTTATGAACGTGAACGTGGTAAGTTTCATAAGGATATAGGTCAAATACATTTTTACAATAAAGAATTAGGTCAAGCAACTAGCAGTGCTGCTAGTGCTGTTAATGCAGTAAAAGGGTTGGCAAACCCTTTCAGAATTGAAACACAACAACCTCAACCACCTAAATTTAGGAGATAAAAATGGCGAAAGTTCAGGTACCATTTTTGCGTACCCCTTATAATTACGATACGATGGCAGTTTCGGATGAAACTGGCCTCAAGTGCGAAGATGAAACTCTCGCACAACAGAATTTTAAAGATGAATGTGACATTAATAACATAATGGAACGTTTTGGATTGACTGGCGAATTGCCAGCAAATCCATTACCACCGCAATACGGTGATTTTTCTGGGGTTTTAGATTATCACAGCGCATTGAACGCTGTTTTAGCGTCTCAAGACGCTTTTAATGAGCTACCAGCTACTCTCAGGGCTCGTTTTGAAAACGATCCTAATAATTTGATACGGTTTTTGGATGATCCAAATAACCGAAATGAGGCTATTGATTTAGGCCTCATTAGTAAAGAACCTATGGCCTCGATGCCTGAACCATCGGAGCCATCCAGTGCCCCGTCAGGCACTGGAGCACAGTTACCTACTTGATGTAACTGTGCTAGGTGACACCCATTTAGCCTAATGAACCACAAAAAGGAGAATTTATGCGCCCTTTATCTAGAAAACCTGTAAATAAAATGCGTAGTGCAAAACGCTTTAAAAGTCATGTTAAGCGCACAAAAGCAGCTAACATGAATCTGAACCCTATGCGAGGCGGATGGAGACTGTAATTGCCCTGTTATAAGCCTTTATCGGCTTACCGGTGTTCAGACGGATCAGTGGTTTTTTCAGAATTACGACGGTTTGACATAGTACAAACCCTTAGTATTCCGTGTGGTCAGTGTGTAGGTTGTCGGTTAGAACGCAGTCGTCAATGGGCGATGCGTTGTTTGCATGAGGCATCGTTATATAAGCAGAACTGCTTTATAACGTTGACTTATGCTGATGAGCATTTGCCAAGCGATAGTTCGCTGCATTATGCGGATTTTCAGAAGTTTATGAAACGGTTGAGAAAGCGTTTTAAGGATAAGACAATCAGATTCTATATGGCTGGAGAATATGGCGAAAATTTTGGCAGACCTCATTTTCATGCATGCATCTTCAACTTGGATTTTCCAGATAAAAAGCTTTGGAAAAAAACAGGATCTGGTTGTCGAATTTATAGATCCGAAATCCTTGAGGATCTTTGGTCTTTTGGTTATTCCTCAATCGGAGATGTGAATTTTCAATCTGCAGCGTATGTAGCTAGATACATTATGAAGAAAGTTACTGGTGATGCTGCTGATGATCATTATTCTATGGTTGATCTTAATTCGGGCGAAATTTACAAAAGGACTCCCGAATTTAATAAGATGTCATTAAAACCCGGTATAGGTTATGAATGGTATAAAAAGTTTAAGAGTGATGTCTATCCCCATGATTATGTTGTAATAAATGGAAAAAAAGTAAAACCACCAAAGTTTTACGATAAAAAGTTAAAAAATGATTTTCCATTTGAATGGGATGAAGTAGAATTTAAACGAGTTATTGCATCAAAAGATAATTTTGATGATAATACCGATGAGCGATTAGCGGTTAAAGAAAAGATTGCTAAAGCTCGTTTATCTATGTTAAAACGTGAACTTGTATAGGGAGTTAATATGCGTTTAATTATGTGTGCTGTTCATGATCGTGCTGCCGATGCTTATGCTCGGCCAATGTTTGTTCCTTCTGTTGGTATTGCTATTCGTAGTTTTTCGGATGAAGTAAATCGAAAAGCTGAAGATAATCAGATGTATAACCATGCTGATGATTTTGATTTGTTTGAGCTTGGCGAGTATGATGATGAAACTGCTAAGTTTATTATTTTGGACTCTCCGAAACAGCTTGCAATTGGTAAGCAAGTTAAGGTAGAGTAGTTAAAACAAACCTCCCCTTTGGGTGTATAAAGGGGAGGAGCTTATAGGGAGGAGATATGCACCGCAATAAGTCAGTAAACGTACATCAGTTTGCTATGGTTCCTAAGGCCGATATTCCTCGGTCTACGTTTGATCAACAAACGACTTATAAGACCACTTTTGATTCTGGTTATTTAATTCCTGTATATGTTGATGAAGTATTGCCTGGCGATACTTTTAAGCTAAATATGACGGCTTTTGTCCGTCTTGCAACTCCTCTTTATCCAATTATGGATAATATGTATTTAGATTCTTTCTTCTTTTTTGTACCAAATCGTTTAATTTGGTCAAATTGGCAGAAGTTTATGGGAGAGCAGACCAACCCGGGTGATTCAATCTCTTATGTTGTTCCACAACAAGTTTCACCCACTGGCGGATATGCAGTTGGTTCTCTTCAAGATTACATGGGTTTGCCGACGGTAGGACAGGTTTCAAATACGAAAACTGTTTCTCATTGTGCATTTTGGCCTCGTGCTTATAACTTAATTTGGAATCAATGGTTCAGGGATGAAAATTTACAAAATAGCGCAGTTGTTGATACAGGAGATGGTCCAGATACTGTCACTAATTATGTTCTTCGTCGTCGCGGCAAACGTCATGATTATTTTACTAGTTCTCTTCCATGGCCTCAAAAAGGCGGCGCTGTAAGTTTACCTTTAGGTTCTTCAGCCCCTATA